AGGCTGTCGGTTGCGGCAGGGAGCGAGTTGCCGACGGTCAGGCCAGCTGTTGCGCCAGCCTCGGTCACCACCGTCACCTGATCGGTGGTTGCGTCGATGATCCCGCCCCAGCGCAGGTTCTCGGTCGTCAGCCTCCCGAAACCGACCGGATACCAGCTGTTGCCGTTCCACATGCGGAGCTGACCCGTGCTCTCCTGGAGCCACAGGCAGCCGCTGTGGTCGTTGACGATGCCTGGGTTCTCCTCCTGGATGTAGGCGATTGCGTAATCCGCCAGCGCCTCGCGGGTGACCGATCCGCTGGCCATCCGATCAGCGCTCAGGAACCCGCTCGTGATCTTGCTCGCGTCGAGGTTGGGGATGTCCGAAGCCGACAGGGTCGTGGCCGAAACGACGTGGCCCTTTGCATCGGTGCTGACCTTCGTATAGGTTCCAGCCGCGAGCGGACTGGCGACGTGGGTCAGACGACCCGAAACGTCCACGCTCAGAGAGGCATCGTCAACGCTGACGCCGCCCAGGACCGTTGCCTCGGCTGGTGCCAGATGAAGACGGCCGTCAGGCTCGACAACGGTGCCCTCGCCCGAATAGATCCCGCCCTTGTTGGTGCCGTTGGGCACTGGCAGGTCGGCACCCACGAGCAGGCGGAAGGTTGGCGCATTCGACGAGGAACCCGTTGCAGGGCCAGCCCAGACCTGATTCGGCGCCTGCTGCTCCAGCGTGATGTTGACCTGAGGCGCGTTTCGACCGGACGGGAAGCTGACGGTATGGATGAATGGCGTGCTCTCGTTGAACGTCAGCGCCGTGAACCCAGCCAGCTGCTGCCAAGTGGTGCCGCTGTAGTAGTAGCCGATCCCGTCGTTGTCGTTGACGTGGAGCTGCCCGATGAAGTTGCCAGATGCCGACGGCGTTGTCACCGACACCACCGCGCTGCTGTTGTCGGCGAGCTTCTGGGCCGTGATCGAGTCGTCGGCGAACTTCGCTCCCGTCACAGCCCCGTCGACGATGGCCGACGTGTCCACCGAGTTCGAGCTCAGCGCCGTCGAGAACGTGCCAGTGCCAGAGCCCACGACCGCGCCAATCAGCGAGATCGTCTGGTCACCAGTGTTCGTCCCGCTGCTTGTACCCGAGAAGCTGCTGCCTGGGGCCCATGTGCCACTGGCGACCGCCAGGCTCCCCAGCCCCAGCGCCGTTCGCTGAGCGGACGCATCGGCTCCCGCGATCAGCGCACGACCAGCTGCCGTGCAAGGCACCTCCTGCACGGGACCAGCGGCGCCATCGTTTCGACCCAGCACCACGTCGCCCTGCGTGGTGTCCTGCATCTTGTCGATCGTGATGATCCCGCCAGCCAGCTCGTTTGAGGTGACGGATCCAGGCGCCAGTACCTGGCTGCCTGGGAGGCTGTTCGGGACGATCTTGGTTGCGTCGATCGAGGCGTCGGCCAGCTTCGGCGTGGTGATCGCCTGATCGACCACGCGGGTCGTGGTCACGGATCCGACCCCGAGCTTGTTGACCGTCACGCTTCCGTCGATGAGCTTCGTCCCGCTCACCGACCCGTCAGCGAGGCTCAGCTTGTCGGCGGTCACCGATCCGTCAGCCAGCGCTGCGGTGCCCACTGCGCCGACTGACAGCTTGTCGGCAGTCACCTGGCTCGCGCCGATGGCGTCAGCTGTCACCGAGCCAGTGGCCAGCACTCGCGCCGACACCGCATCGTCGCCGAGCACCTGCTCGGTCACCGCGCCAATGGCCAGCGCCGACGTGCCCACCGCGCCAGCCGCCAAGGCCGCTGGGCCCACTGCCCCAGTAGCCAGCTTCTCGCTCGTGACGCTCTGGTTCGCGTAGGCCGTGGTCCCCAGCGGGCTGACCTTGTCGGTGGTCACCGCGAGGTCCGCCAGCTTGGAAGTAACCACCGCACCGTCGAGCAGGCCTTGCTCACCGACTCGAACCAGGACGTAGCTGCCGTTGTCGTAGATCCACAGCTCCCCAGTCCCGTTGTCCAGCCAGCCACGGCCCTCGTAGTTCCCGCTGGTCGGCGCTGCGCCCTGTACCGCGATCGTTGAGCTATGCGCGAGCTTGACCGAGGTGATCGAAGCGTCCAGCAGAACGTCAGCGTTCAGCTTCGTCGCGCTGTTCTGGTCGAGCTTCTCCAGGTCGATCGACCCAGCTGCAGCAGCGTCAGCGCCTGCTTCCCACAGCGCCTTTGACGTGACCTTCTTTGTCTCGCTCGCAGAGACATCGACGATCGGCAGAACGTCAGAAACCGCCACCTCAGCCTGCAACAGCGCAGGTAGCTGCGTGATCCTCTGGTCGCTCATAGCCCCGACGCCGCCGTGTCAGGCGCAGTCTAGGTTCAGTCGTCTGTCGACTTCAGCAGGAACCCTAGCTCACGCTCCTGCTCAATCCTGAAGTCCGTCTCTTGCAGGATGTACTCAGCGGGCGAGCCAAGGCGCAAGCGGAACTCACCTGTCGTCACGAAGTCGATTGAGCAGTTGATGAGTTCGTCAGGCGCAACCTCGACACCTGTCTTCGTCGCGACGGCGTGCAGCTCGTAGAAGACGCCATACGAAGCCCCCGAGCCTGGATCCACCAGCGACAGGTAGAGGTCAAACTGAGCGCCTACGTCAACACGCTGGATCACCTGGAGCAGCAGCAGCGACAGCTCTCGCCCGGTGTCCGCACTGCAATCCGAACAGGGATCCGCCTCGGGCTGGAACAGGCAGTCGATCGTTCCAGATCCCGTCAGCAGTCCCGCGTTGTACTGGTTGCGGAACTTGTCAGACAGGGCCGTGGTGTCGATCGCCTCCCTCTCGGTGTTGAAGCTGTAGCTCGTCACGTCACCGAGCAGGTTGTAGTCCGCGTCGCGTAGCTCAATCAGCACCGGGATCGGATCGCCAGTGAAGCCCTGGAGCTGTACCTCGCTGCCAGTACGGTCGCCGGCAATCGCATCAGCAAAGGTCGTGTATGCGCGGATGCCGCCTGCCTGGTTGATGTGGGCGTAGACGATGATGTTGTCCTCGATCTGCCCAGAAGCCCAGCTGTTAAAGGCAAAGAACGCCAGGCCCCTCGGGTCCGTTGTTGTGATCGACAGACGGTCGCCCGTGATGATGTTGTCCTCCGCCTCTGGAAAGCTGAACCGATTGAGGCTCGCGTTGACGTCAGCAGGCCGCATCTCGGTGGCAGGCAGGCGGCCCACCGATCGACGAATGCGAATGTTGCCCGAGCTGCCGAGGTGATACATCAGACCGAGATGACTTCGACGAAGTCGCCGTCTACGGTGAACTGGATCGCAACAGTCGTCAGTTCGCCCGTGGTCACCGCTACGCCAGCGCTGCTGATCCAGGCGTCACAGACGACATCATCGGTGCCACTGCCGCTCACCACGCCGCCGACGTTCAGCTGAAGACGGACGCGATCGGTCGTTTGGATCGGGCCAGTCTTCTGGACCTTGTGCAGGAGGGTCGTGAACTGATCGAACGTCGCGCTTTCTCCAGGCTCCAGCTTGTAGTACATCAGCGTTGCCGAGCCGGTCGCGCCTTTGATGCCTGGCACGAAGGTGTCGGCGTAGCTGCCCAGCGTGCTCGTGTTCAGCAGGTTCACGGTCGTGTCCAGCGACCAGTCGCGAACCTTCGCCATCTCCTTGCCGTTCACGACCAGACGGCCGTTCCGCCCCGTAAAGAAACCCATTGCCAGTGCCTGCCCTCAGGCGAAGTCTAGGAGCACGTCACACCAAGCTCGATGAAGTCGCTGTCCGTCAGCTTCGCCACGAAGCTGAGCCCAGCGGGGTTGCACGGGTGGACGGTCGCCTTGACCGTTGTCTCCCCTCCCTCTTCCATCGACACCTCGGTGACGCGGAAGACCCGCTTGTTGGTCTGCTCCACGCCAAGGGAGAACAGCGCGCCCTCCCGGTCGGACAACGTCGCGGCGACGCCGTTCACCACCGACACCACACGGGCGCTGACCTCATCCCCGCTCCGGTAGGTCAAGGCCGTGTAAGTGCCGTTCGGAATCGGCACGCCCAGCGGAGCGTTCAGTGCTCCGCCAGCGCCGACCGATCCTGTCAGCACGCTGTCCCAGCTGTTTGTCCCGATGTCAACGAAAATGTAGTCGCCAGGGCCGATTGGCGTGTCAGTCGGCACTGTCTTGAACTCGATCGCGCTCCGCACGTACCGTCGCAGGTTGCACAGCAGGCGCCCGTAGAGCACTGCCTGACGACGCTGCGTCACCCAGTTCGACAGGTCAAAGGTCTGGCGCACCGCTGTTGAGGTGTTGGTGTCGAACCGTGTCAGCGTCACCGACTCATTGCGAGGGAACACCTCATCGGTCCTGGTGTCTCGGTAGATGACCGTCGCGATCAGATCCTTCGTGTTGTCGCCGTAGTCGAGGAACTCCTCCTTGTAGCTGCCTTCGAGGATGTTGCCCTGGTTGAACAGGGCGCTGATCGCCACCTGCCGCTGCGCGTCGCCATCGGGCGCCACCGGCAGCGCAGGGATCAACGTCTCTCGGCCGTTGATCCTGGCGAACTCAAGCAGGCTGAAGGGGGCAGCATCGACCCAGAACTGGCGCCAGCTGGTCGGCTCGGCTATGGCCCCGTCCATGAAGAACTCGCAGCCCAGGCCATTGTTCTTGCAGAACCGCTTGGCCAGCGCCAACCGCTCCCAGTCGATCCCGTTCGGGTTGGCCGTCTGCCCGATCCCGTTCTCCTTGTCCAGCACGGTGTCGGCAAAAATGTCTGGTGCGTAGCTGCTGCTCCGCCCTGGCCTCGATGTGCTGCCGCTGGTTTCGTCCACGATCCAGCAGGTCTTGCCCTCGCGGACGAAGGCGGTCACGTTCCGCAAGTCCTGAAGGCCAGCGCCGCTGTACGTGTGGATTGACAGCAGACTGAAGCCGTCGTACTTCAGCAGGGCATCAGCGCATTTCTGCTGCTCGGTTACGTTCACCAGCTCGAACTCGGGACCCTGGTCAGCGCTGGTCTGCAGTTCGCTGTCGGATCGAGTCGAAAAGAAGTCCCACTCGTTCATGAAGATGGGTCCACGCTCGCGCTGCTTCGGCAGCCCGTCGAGGTCGATCGGCACCTTGTAGCCGATGAACGAGAACGAGTCACGGCCGACCAGCACCCTGGTCCGTTTGCCCGCGTTCTCCAGGAACGAGTAGTCGAGGTAGCCCTGCTCCGCGATCTCCGCAGTCGGGTCGAGGATTGGCAGGAACTCGAACTCGCGTTTCTTCAGCCCCAGCGGACTCTCGAACTTGATCGTCACGAAGCTGTCGGCATCAGCTGCCCGCCGCATCGTGAAGATCGTCGGCACCCGCTGCCAGACGCCATCAGCCTCGCGGAAGCGGATTGCAAAGAACGCCATCCGACCGTGGATGCCGTTGTCGCTGAACTTGAAGCCGTCAGGGGCGTCCTTCTTGCCGTAGGTCTTCGCTCGACCCTGCACCCTGCGGAACAGCCGCCCACGGATGTTCAGCTTCACGTAGTCGCAAGCCGTCAGCGTCTGGTAGCTGGCGCTGTCCGTCTTGCACAAGCACTTCGTATAGAAGTTGTTGTCGGCATCACGTACCAGCTGCTCCCAGTTCTTGACGATGTACTGGGCGTAGTTGATCGCCTCTTCCTTCTCCTCAAGTAGGTCGTTCAGCGCCGCCTTGATTGCATAGGCGCCGATCTGGTCCGTCACGAAGTCGCCCTGCAGGCTGTTGATCTTGTCCTTCAGAACGCGGATGCCACCGAGGTATCTGTTGCCGTCGATCCCAGTGAACGCCGTGGTCGTCGTGCGGAGAAAGAGCACATAGGCTTCCTGCTTCTCACCGACGCGACGGTCCAAGTAGTCGCTGCGCTCCTCCTGCAGGCGATCAATCTCATCATCGGCGACCTGCTTGGCACCGATGTCGTTGTTGGCTTCTGCCTGTCGCCGCAGCCTGCGCTGCTCCTTGATCGCAGCCAGCAGGTTCTGGGCCGTAGTTTCGGTCTTTGCCTCAGACCTGAAGCGGCTCTCGAAGCCGCCAGCCGCCACCTCATCACGCAGCTGCCGCACCGCCTCCAGATCCGCGTCGTAAGCCTTGCGCACCGCATCCGTTCGCAGCTTGGGCTTGTCGTTCAGCTTCTGATCCAGCAGCCGACGTGTGTACTGCAACGAGCCGCCTGGGTAGAAGGTGAACGTCCTGCTCCGCCCCGTCAGGTCCGTCCACGTCACGTCACGGGCGCCCTTGAAGCTGTACGAAATCGAGCCGAAGCTGAACTCGACATCGTTCTCCTGTAGCTTGCGATAAATCTCGCGGTCGTCAGCCTCGTAAAGAGTCGGGCGCTCCGCCCACGGCAGGATGCTCTCACTGCCGACAACATTCGCGTTGGCCTCCACCAGCACCTTGTCGATCTCTTCCCGCGTCGCGTAGGCAGGGCTGGTCAGCACGTCCAAGGCGTTCTCGATCGACTCCAGCTTCGCTTCGCTGTAGGCGCGGGCCCGCTGCTTGATGTAGCTGGTCGTGGGTCGTCGCCCCTTCTGGATGCATTGCAGACCGGCGAAGACTGGGCCATCGTCAAGGTTGCGGTTGTCGCTCTGGTAGGTCAGCTTCCACAGCGCGCTGCCCAGTTGATACGTCGAGCCGATGTCCAGCTGATCAACCAGCTGATAACGGAGCTGCTTGGCCGCTTCGTCCGCAACCTTGTCCTTCTTTGGGTTGGCCCCTTTGAACGTGATCTGAATGACTGTCCCAACGTCCCAGGTACTGCCGTTGCTGGTGCCCCAGGAATCGCCGCTCAGCTGAATCCCGTTGTTGGCATAGTCGAGCTTCCCGGATTGCCGACGCTCGATCAGCTCCACGTTGATCGGGATCGGGCTGTAGCAGCCGAAGGTCGTCTTGGCCGTAGGCGTCAGCGCCTGACTGAAGCCAGGCCGCCAGTTGTCCCCGTCCTTGATCTGGTGAACAACGTCGGAGCTGCCAAGGCCATCACGAGCGGGATCCCTGTTGTCACCGATCACTCGGTTGTTGAACCTCACCGGCCCACCCTTGCCGTTGTAGTAGACCCAGGTGTTTGCCTCGCGGATGTCGCCCAGCGGCAGCTGTCCAAAGGCGCACTTGTTGAAGCTGATCGCCTGGACGTTGGCCGCGCCCACCAGCAGCAACAGCTGCATGTACTGAGCGCTGCCCGACGACTCCACTGCAGACCAGATCAGCTGAGTCGTCAGCCGCACCGAGCCCTGGGGGTTGATGCCCCTGTTGCAGTAGACCAGCGGCACCGTGTCGCCATAGGTCGCCAGCTCCTGCGTGCTGTTGAAGCCGAACCGAGGCGTAAACCTCTGGTTGCGGCTCTGCCTGCCGCCCTTGGGATCCTCGGGCTTCGGCGCCAGCAGAGCGCTGATCACCTGGAAGATGACCCCGACAACGAACAGGATTACACCGAGCGTTCCTGGGTCCGCTCGGACGATCGCCAGCCGCTCTTCCTCGCTCTGCCGCCAGTCCCGCTGAACCGCAAGGAACTCGTGGAACTCATCCGTGCTGATGCCCAGCGCTGCGCACAACGCGTACTGATAGGGCAGCAGCGGTCGCCTTACGGCACGATGAACCAGTGCAGGGGCGCTTGCTGCGTCAGGATCACCGTCCCACCGGGGGCGATACACAGCCAGCCCCTGCCCGTCCAGCTCGCCAGTGCTCGCCAGCTCAACAACCCGATCGTCCCCGCCTGCAGGCTGCTCGTTCGGTGTCCAGTCGTCAGCAGCCACCGCGCAATCCGCCTGGGAGGAAGGTCGGCTTCAGTGTAGGTTTCGTAAACCCAGGCGAACTCCGCGCTGTAGTCCCGCAGCCCCAGTCGCCGCCTGACCTCGCACACCAGCTGAAAGCAGTCGGCTGCTCCCTCTGACGGCCTGGCGCCCCAGCGGTATGGCAGCCCGATCAAATCGTTCACTTCAGGCGAATCGAGGAATCGAGAGGCAGGATGCCTGAGTTCTCGCTGGTGATGATCCTGTTCGGTATCTGAGAGTTCACCGCATCCATCGCAGCACTGAAGCGAAGCTCCACGGTCGTCTCACTGAAGCTGGCACCGTTGCCGACGTAGAACTCAGGGAACGCCCCAGGCAACGGCTGCCCGCTGGCGTTGACCCATAGGTTCGTTAGCGTCAGCTCGCTGTTGCGGTTGCCGTCGCCAGCTGTCACCAGCTGCAAAACCAGCTCCTGATTCGGGAACAGGCAGGTCAACGTCTCGCTGTCGCCACCCAGCGCTGCAAGGTTGCCAGATACCTGGAAAGGACAGAACCTGTACGTCGAGCCGTTGTAGACGAAGTCCTCTCCAGCGAAGTAGTTCTGGCACCGCAAGCGAGGCTGCCCTGACGGCTGCCAATCGAACAGCTGGCAGATTCGGATGACGCTCATGTGAAGTCGATCTCGCCAACGAGCGTCACGCTCACGGTGCTGATACCAGGGAAGACTGATTCAACCTGGGGCGGCTCGGCGTAGGCCCATCGAACAGACGGGTCAACCGAGGCAGCCTGCCTCAGGCCGTTTGACGCGCCGCCGAACACGAACGCGGGATTGATGTCGAAGCGGCTGAGCGTGCCCGCCTCGCTGCGGTAGTGGTTCCAGATCAAGGCAGCCTTGTCGTCGCTGATGTTCGCGAACTGCATCTCGATCCTCATCCCCACGCGCACATTGCCGAAACTACGCTTCCAGACGGTCCCGTTGAGCGTCTGGTAGCGACGTGTTGGGTAGTCGCCAGGGTTGAACGACCGCGACGATGGGACAAGGGAAGGGAAGTCAGCCATCAGCGGATGCCCAGGCGGGTGCGGGTGCGGGGGCTGTTCTGGAGCCTAGCCATGGCCCGCTCTTCGCCTTGCTTGCCGCCCTTGGCGGCGGCCTCGTTGATGATCCGTGGCAGATCGGCCACAGGCACGTAGTCCTCGTCCTTGAAGCGCATCACGGGCCCCGTGGTGATGTTCACCTGACGGCTGCCCCCCTGAGGTGAACCGCGCATCCCAGCGCGCAGATCCTCGTTGCTCAGCACGCCGCCGCTGCGGCTGGGCACCATCAGTTCGGGACCACGTTCCCCGACGAGATACGGCTGACCTGCGCTTACGGGCCCACCACCAGCTCGCTTCCCACCTGTGAAGTTGCCCGACAGGATCGAGAACAGACCGACGCCATCGCTGCCACCCAGCAGGTTCAGACCCGCACCCATCAGCAGCTTCCCGAACTGACTGAGCGTGTCGCTGAGGATGTCCTTCCAGCTCTCGGTCTTGTTGATGATGTTGTCGAGCGACCGTTCGATCGCGCCGTAGGCCGTAGTGCCTGCTTGATTGACGAGATCAACGATCTTCTGCTCCTGGTCCTTGAGCTTGTCCATTGCCTTCTGCCGCTCGCGGATCGCAGCATTGCCATCGCGGATTGCCTTGGCTTCAGCTTCACTCACGATCACACCGTCCGCCTTGAGCTTGGCGATCTGGAACTCGATCTGCAGGCGATCCCGCTCCTCATCGGTCATCGCACCAGCCAGTAGGTACTCCTCCTGCAGGCTGTTGAGGATGTCGGCATAGGCTTTCTGCCGATCGTTCTCGATCTTCTCCAGGGCCTCTGCGGTGTCCTGCTGAGCAGCCAGCGCTTCAGCCTGGGCCTTTGTCTCCAGCGCACTACGCACTCGTGCATCAGCCTCGCCATCGAGTGACTTCAGCAGGTCGTATCCGATCGCCAGGATCCGCTCCTCGCCTTCGAGTCGCGTCTTGAGCTGCTCGTCGCCACGGGCCTCAGCGTCAGCGATCAAGCCGCGCAGAACTGACTGCTGCTCCAGCTGCGCCGTCTCCAAACCGATCAGTCGCAGGCGCTTCTGAATCTTCGCCTCCTCCTCAGCGGCTTTCTCGGCCGCGCTCTTGCCGCCGCTCTTGCCGCCACCGCCTGCACCACCGCCGCCACCGGCAAGGGGTGTTCCAGCCCCCGTCAGGGACGAGTAAGCCAGCTTCTCTGGCCCCTTCACCTCGCCGCTTCGCCCTGCCCCGGTAATCGCCTTGTTGGCGGCAGCCGCGACACCGCTCAGCGCTTTCGTGACCGCACTGCCAGCGGCTGACAGGGCCCCCTTCAGCCACGCAGGCAGGCCGTTGTAGAAGTTGGCCACCAGCTGACGCGCCTGATCGAACGCCGACCTGAAGGCGTTGACGACCGGGGTGATGATGCCCGACGCGCCGCTGGCGATCCGGTCCCAGACGCCCTGGATCCAGTTGCCCAGGGCGCTGGCTGCGTCGCCCATCGCGGTGGTCACCTGCTTCCACTTGCTGGCGATCCACGCCATCGCCTCGTCCCACTTCGCGCGGACAGGCTCGAACGCCGTGCTCAGGTCGTTGACCAGCGTGTCCCGCACCGACAGCAGATCGGTCTGCAGCTCGGCGGAGCGGGCCTGGGCTTCGCTCACCTTGCCGCTGATGTCGAACGCCTTGTCGAATGCGCCAGCCAGGTCGGCGGCAGCCTTGATGGTCTGCTTGAGCGGGTCCAGCAAGACGCTCAGCGTCTGGCCGAACGCCTTGATCGCCAGCGCAGCACCCTGCAGCGTCGCCTTGATGACCGCGCCGAACTCGCTCTGGTCCGAGAACAGGTTGCTCAGCTCGGTCTGCACCGCCTTCCAGGCGCCCTGGATCGTGTTCGCCGCCTCCGACTGCGCCCTGGCCGCTGCCCCAGCGCTGCCCTCCTGCTTCTGAATCAACTCCTCAAACCGCTCCAGGTTCTGGATGACCGGCAGCAGCGCAGGGCCTGCCTCGGTCCCCAGCGCCTTGAAGATCTGGCCGGTGTCGAGGCCCTTCAGCTTCTGGAGGGTGCCCAGCAGGCCGTCGGCCGCGACTGATGCCGCGTCGATCTCGATGCCTGTGCCCTTCAGGGCGTCGGCAGCCTCGCCGGACGCGAGACGCGCCAGCGCACCCTTCAGGCCGGTGAAGGCGACCTCTGACTGCACACCAGCGGCGGTGGACTGGGCAATGGCTGCGTTGACCTCCTCCAGCGGGATGCTCAAGCCTGCGGCCGCAGACGCCACCTTGCCGATGTTGCGGGCGTATTCCTCGACGACGATCTTGCCGTCGTTCTGCGTCTGGATGAACCGATCGACCAGCAGCCCCGCGTTCTCCGCCGACAGGCCGTAGGCGTTCAGGACGCTGGTGGCGGCATTGCCGACCGTGTTGATGTCCGAGAAGCCGCCCGTCGCACCCAAGCTCGCGGCCTTGAGCACCAGGGCCGCGTCGCTGGCCTTCACGAAGCCGGCAGACGCCACGTCGTAGGCGGCGGCCGTCAGCTCCGCCACGCTCGCCTGGCCCTTCAGCTCAGCGCTCACGCCCTTCAGCGCCGCCACCAGCTCCTGGCTGTTGGTGCCGAGCGTGCGCACCTTCGCCTCGGCGAAGTCCTGCGCGGCGATCGTCTGGAAGCCTGAGGTCAGGGCGCCGATGGCGCCGGTCACGGCGGCAATCGGGCCCAGGGCCGCCTGCAGGGCCGTGCCGATCGTCCCGATCCCAGCGCTGGCACCTCGGGCCGCACGGCCCAGGCCGCCCATCGCCGCGCCGGCCTTCGGCAGGTCGCCCTGCAGCTTCGCCACCTGACGCTCCAGCGCCAGCATCCGCTGGTCCAGCTTGTCGAGCTCGCTCTCGCCTTTCGTCCTGACGGCAACGTCGATGACAGTCGAAGCCATGGCGAAGAAGCGTCAGCAGCTTGATACTACCGACGCATTGTTCGACTCTTTCGTTGCTTCTCAGCTTCCTGCTGACGCCTCAGCTCGTAGAAGGCATCCCACAGCCTCAGCTCCTCCAGCGTCATCTCCTGACGCAACCGTGAGAGGGTCATGCCGAGTTTCTCGGCAACGACCATCTCAAGGATCAGCTGGCCGTCTTTCTTGAGCTGCTGGAGGACTGTTTTGGGTCCACGGCTGCTCCAGGCTCATAGGTGAGCACTTGCATCAGCAGGGCCTCGACCACGTCTGACGGCAGCTGATTCCGCAGCGTTGCCACGTCTCCAGGGGTGAAGCACCGCTCGCCGTTCTCGTCGCAGGCCTTCTTCACCAGCAGCTGCAGGGCGATGTCGTTGCCGTCGCTTGAGGTCGATGCCTCCTTCGCCTTCGCCCGCTCCGCCAGTGTCAGGGGCGTCATGTAAAACACGAACTCCGAGCCATCCGGCAGGTCCACCTTGCGGCGGTGGATGCCCATGTTGACGGCCGACGTAAGCCTCTCGATGTCGCGCATGTCTTCCTGGTGGTTGCTCCAGAAAGTGTAAGGGCAGGCAGGTCAGGTGGTAGCAACCACCAAACCTGACCCGCCCTTCGGATCACCACCGCCAGGTAGTTCACCATGATGCCCTCGGAAGCCTCCCCGAGAACGCAGCCAGCCTAGCGTCAGCTGAACGACAATCCGAAAACGGTCTTCGGGTTGATGACGTTGAAGCTGACCTCGGCACTGGTCGGATCGTCAGGGTTCACCCCGAACGACATGCTGGTGAGCGTAATGTCCGACTCGATGAACAGCGACTTCGTGTCGTCCACGCCGCCGGAACCGTCGCTGACAGCGTTCGCGTAGAGCTTCACGCTGGCGCCTTCTTGCGACTTGAGCAGGACATTGCTCTGGATGCGCTGGGCCAGGCTGCTCTGATCGTCGGTGAAGTAGACGGTCATCGAGCCAGTGCCGGTGGCGTATCCAGGCTGAGTGCGACGGAAGGGCGCCAGCTTGCCACCAGAGCTGCTGATGGTGCAGGGCAGCGTGGTCGTGTCCAGCTCTTCGCGGGTGATCTCGATCGAGAACTCGCGCACCTGGCAGACGATGGCGTACTCCGCCATGTCGATCCCGATGTGGTTCGCTGCACCGGGGGTGTCGGCAGTGCCGGTGCCGCCGTCACCGTTCAGAGTGATGGCAGTGCCGCCAGCGGTGGCTGACACCTGGATGGCGGTGGCCGCTACGGCGACGACGTAGTAGCTGGTGCCGGCGGTCAGCGCGGTGTCGAGGCTGGCGGTGCCCTCTTCCGTGAACTTCACCACGTCGCCGACGCGATAGTCGTGCGAAACCGGAATGGTGATGTCAGCTCCAGCGGGAAAGTCGGTGAAGTCCAGCAGGCAGAACTGAGTCCCAGCAGGCTGGAACATGATGGCGCCTTCCTGGCCGGTCAGCGCCTGGCTTGAACATGCGACAGGCACGATGTACCTCGTAGAAACGACAGACGGGGGCGTCTACCTGCGGGGGCTCAGGCTGCTCGAAGACTAGCCCTTGCCAGTGAAAGCAGCTGACACCACGGCCAGGGCGTAGGGCTGCTGACCACTGAGCACGTTGGTCGGGCCCTGGATGTTGCTCACCCGTGGCCGCACGTTGTCGGGGTCAGGGCGGAGGTAGAGCTGCGCCAGAGCAGTGGCCGCCACCTGCGCCAGCTGCTCGACCCGCTTCATGCCCTGCGCACGCGGCGCGTAGCAGCTGACCTGGATGCTGCCCCGTACGTACTCGATCAAGCCCTCGCCCAGGCCGCAAACGGTGCCCTCGGCAGTGCCAGGGAAGCTGATTGACAGGATGACGTGCTCACCGTCGGATGGCGTCTCCTGAACGTTGTCGAAGCAGACCGGCACGGGCACGGGCAGCGCCTGGTAGGCCGCGACGATCGCCGACTCGAACATGGCACGGATCGTGGCGTAGCTCATCGCGGCAGGAAGCGCTGGATCTGCTTGTTCAGGTCGGCTGGCATCTGGCTCACGATCGTCGTGAACCAGGCTGCGCCTCCCGCTCCACCCTTCGCCCACTTCGGGTCAAGAGCCACCCGCTCGGCGTAGGGCAGGTTGTTGCTGATGTACCAAGTCCCGTCGTACTCGATCGGACCGTTGTAGTCGGGCAGGTTGACAGGGCCTGGATCGTCGCGCTCGGGTGCCACGCTGCGATCGGGGCTGTCCTTCCCGATAAACCAGCTGGAGGCCATCCGAGCCGTGTCCTTCGGGTTGGCCTTGGCCAGGCTGGACTGCGTGAGGATCAGGTGCCTCGCCAGCCCCTTGTCCAGCGCCTCCTTGATGTCAGGAACGTGCTGACTGAGCTTCTTCCTCGCCATCACGCCCTCCGAGCTTGCAGTTTGCAGGCGTATTTCACGTCACCGCTGAACTGAGGGCTGATCGCGGTGATCTGCCATCGAGCGCCGTCGTATTCAAGCTGATCGAGAGTCGTGGGCCAAATGTCGCTGATCCCGCTGGCATTGACCCATGCCTCGATGGCGTAGACCTCACCGATGCCGCCTTCCTCAGTGCGCATCGTCTTGGTTACGGCGCCAGCCGCAGGGAAGACGGTCTCCGAAAGCGAGACGTCACCCGTCGCAGGGTTGTAAGCCTGGGCGCGTCGGATGTAGCTCAGGCTGGACACGCGAAAGGCATCGACCAGCGTGTCCGCAAGCGGTCGTGCCCAGAGATCCTGATTCGCCATGCTCAGGCCCTCACGCGAAGGATGAGGCCACTGCCGCCAGTGCCACCGGCGTACCAGCAGCCGAGCAGATCGACCAGGAACGGGTATCGCTGAAGCACCAGCGGAGCGCCAGCGCTTACCTTCACCGTGGTCGCCGTGGGGGCGTAGAAGCTCTGGCTCAGCTCGCCCAGGGTCTGGCTCTGGATCGGGCCGGTGATGGCGGCAGCAGCCGTCGTCAACGGCGCCTGATGGACCGCCAGCGCCAGGTAGGCCGTGGCCGCTACGAGCTCCTTCGGCAGCATCGAGCAGCTGGCAACGCTGCCCCTACAGGTTGCGTCCGATCGCGGCCACTGGAGGGCCTGCTCCAGCGCAGGATCGTCGCTGCTGGGAGAACAGCGAGTGCCGATGAACGAGAGAGTGTCCAGCTGAAGGGTGGCCGCCATTAGGGCCGCCTCCTTCTCCGCCTCGCTCAGGGCGCCCCAGGCGGCCGCCTGAGCGGTTCCTGCGTGCCAGGTGTCAGCCTCGGTCACGGTGATGTAGCTGGTGGCAGCTGAGCCGCCCAGATCGGCATTGAAGGCAGGCATCAGACCGTTTCGGTGTGAGAGATGACGAACCCGTTCGCGATCAGCGTCTCGCGCAGCTTGGTGGCCTCACGCAGGGGCACGTCGAACAGCTGGAAGATGCCGGCCTTGTAGGCGTGGATGCGACAGAGCTGGATCATCGGCCGAGGCTTCGGGGATGGTGGCCCCAGGGTAGAGCTGGCGTCACGGCTGCCCATGAAAAAGGCCCCCCGAGGGGAGCCCATAACCAAAGGAGTCGCCCGACAGGCTAGGGCCTGGCTCAGGCCACGTTGCCGCCGAAGGGACTGTTCACGGTCAGCTCCACCAGAGGGATCAGCCGAGGCTCGCTGTAGGCGAGGGCCCAGTTACCAGGAGTCGCCAGGCCAGCATTGTTCGGGTTGTCGCCGCTGGAGGCCCAGCTGGTACCAACCACATGCATGCAGTTGCTGTAGTGAACAGCGACGGCATCCTGCAGGCTGGCGATGTTGCGCTCAGCCTCGATCCTGATCGGGAACTGGGTGCCGGTCTGGACGACGCCGTTGCCGAACAGGTAGCAGACGAACTGCTGAGCCTGGCCGGAGGTGCCACGGATCGGCAGCTGCTCGTCCACGATGACGCGCAAGCCCATCATGTAGCCGACCTGGGTGCTGGTCAGGCCGACCCCGCCGCCACCCCAGACGATCCCGCCGCCGGTGCTGAGCGCATCGGTCGAGAAGGTCAGGGCACCGATCTGCTCCATGTACGCCGCCACGAGCGGGTGCATGGCGATAGCGGTCACGGAGCTGGCCCGCTCGCCCAGCAGGTACTTGGCGGCGGTGATGTTGGCAGCGCTGAGGTAGTTGGCCTCAGCGGGGTTGCTGGTCGCCGAAGCGTCCAGGCTGTTGGTGGCCGCCAGAGGGCCGCCAGGGCCGACCAGGCCGGTCAGCTGGGAGAGCAGCTTGCCGGTGAGCTTGCGGTCCAGGTCAGCAGCCAGCTGACTGCGGAAATGGGCCAGTGGGTCTTCGCCGGTCTGGTAGCGGCTCAGATCATCCGCCGAGAACATGAAGCCCCGGTAGGTGATCGTGGCGTACTGGGTGCTGGCCGTCACCTTCTGGGAGGTGAAGTGACCGGCGCCACTGGTGCCCCAGGTGTCGTCAGAGCGGATCTGCTCCTCGACGGCGTTGATCGGGTCAAAGAACGGCGCCTCGATGCGGGTGCCGGTGGTGCCGCTCAGCAGGGCGCTCTGGCCCAGGACACCGGAGCGCACGAAGGCCGAGCGCTGGAAGATCTCCTCAGCCAGGTAACGGCCGAAGGGTGCCGAGGTCGCCAGCCGGGTGACGGAGGCGATGTCGGAAGTGAAGGTCGAGTCGGGGTTCAGGTTCCCCAGGTAAAGGCCCATCGTTCAGTGGGGGTAGGGATTGACAGGGGCCCCACAGGGGCTCAGCGGGCTTCCGCCTTCAGGCGAGCAGCCAGCTCAGGGTTCTCAGCTTCCAGGCGAATGATCTCGGTGAAGTTCTTCGCCAGGTAAGGGTTCGCTACGCCGGAAGCTGAGCGGTTGGCAGTGCCGACAGCACCCATCCCACGGGCGCCAGATCCGCTGAACATGTAGGCGAACTGGCTCTCGGGCGCCTTGAGGCTGTTGAGGAACTGGCCCAGGTCGGTCTCGACGCCCCCGTCCAGAGCGACCACGGTCCCATCCTTCAGCCTCAGCTTGTCCTTGAGCAGGGCGTACATGTGCTCCGATTGCACCACGCCAGCCTGCTGGAAGGCAGAGACGGCACGGGCCTGGATTGTCTGCTGCTGGTAGGCCGCATCCTTCTGCTCCAGCTGTTGCTGGAGTTCGGTGATCTGCTGTCGCAGGGCCTTGTTCGTTTCGGATGCTTCCTTCCAGAGCGGCTCGAACTGTCCGGCTTCCGCAAGCTGAGCCTGCTTCTGCTGGGCGTTCTGCTGTCGCAACTCAGCGATCTGTAGCTGGAAGTCGTCGAACTGCGCCTTGACCCGTTGCTTCTCGCCGATCAGCTCGGCGTTCTTCGCCTTGAGCGCCTCGATTTGAGCCGCCAGGTCAGGCTGCCCCGCAGGGGCTTGAGCGTCGGCCACGGGCTGTTGCTCGATGTTCTCGGACATGGGGGATTGATGTACGGCAGAGCCACAGGCTCTGAGCTAATGCTAAACGGAAGCAGTCAGAGCACCTGAGCAGCAGTCAGCTGGTCCTGGTCAACCTGGCCGCTGGAGAGCAGTTCCATCATCAAGCCATAGAGCCGGTAAGCCTCACCTTCGTCTCCCCGGAGGATCGCCAGCCGGCGAGCGTCGCGGAGCTCCTGGTAGGTCTGTTGAGCGTCCATCAGATCCCGTCGTAGAGCATCTCCACCAACTCTGCCGCCCGCTCAGGGGAGACGGCGGCAGAGAAGGCACGAGGGATCGTACGGATGTTCAGAGCCCTCGAGTCGAGGCCCTCAGCCGCCAGAAGGGCCTCCACCTTCTTGCGATTGGCCTGGAACCGCTTCCACGTCGCATTGCTGGCCAGGGCACTGCCCTTGTTCAGCACCTGGAAGGTGCTCCGCGATTGGTAGTCGCCCGGCTGCTCGATCTTCCCGAAGTGGATCCGGCCGCGACGAGTGCCGAGGCCCTCGATCAAGGCCGCCCTGGAATCGAGCCTGGCCACGCCCAGGTCGATCACCGTGAGCCGTTCGGACGCCTTGTCGTAAAGGACGTTCGCGGCGTGCATGTCCTGGTGGGCGATGCCCTGACGGTGGATGGCGGCGCGGGCCTGCATCAGCTTGTCGAAAGCGGTATTCGCCTCCTGCTTCGAGAAGTCCTGCAGGTGGACGGGGCCGCCTGGCGCCTTCTCCATCAACAGGGTGCCACGACGCACTGTCATCCCTGGGAATACGCGCCGGTTCCAGTCGCCCTCTTCGTAGACCACGCCCAGGGGCATCGGCGTGAAGCCTGTGCCCTTGAGACGTTCCAGTGCCTCCATTTCGGTCTTGCTCAGCCACCCTCGCTTCGCGATGCCGTAAGGGGTCTGGCGGGCCTCGCCGAACATCCCACGCCCGAGAGATCGGGTGGTGGACGGATCGTCGAAGATCGCCTGCAGGTCAAGCGGCTTGCTGGGCGGCGCTTTCGCCTGAGAAGCCGCTGGCTTCGGCGCAGGCGCCTTGGGTGCTACTGGCGCTGGCTTCGGCTTCACCGCCGCTGGCTTCGGCTTCACCGCCGCTGGCTTCTTCACCGTCGGCAGCTTGTCGATCGGCTTGAACCCATCCCCCACCACCAGCTTCTTCAGCGCCTCCTGGGGCGTGTGGCCGGCCTTCACCAGCGACTGAAACCGGGCAGCGCGGATGCTGCCAGCATTGCCGCCGCCAAAGAACACCTGGCGCGTCTTCTCGTTGGACTGGGCCAGGAAGTCGGCGTAGGTCGGGGGTTTCCCGCCGGTGCCCTTCACGTCCACGCCCTTCCGGTAGAGCTTCTCCCCCTGGGCATTGACCTTCGTCTTGTAGGCCCTGGGCCCGGTGAACCGCTCAGGACTGACTACCTGGCCGCCCCTGATACTGGCCGCCTCGTCCGGGTCCACTGGGACCACCTGGCAACGGCAGTTGACGTGACGCGGCCAGGTCGGCGCATCCGCCTTCCGCTTCCACCGCTGGCCGTCGATCGGCGCGCAGGTCGGACAGGTGCGGCTGTCCAGTGCTGCCACCCACTCCCACTCCAGCCCAGACAGGGCGTCAGCGTTCGCCTTGTAGACCTCCTCCTTCACCTGGCGGTTCGCGTCCTGGATTGCCGTACGGGTGATCGCCATGGCATCCCGACGGATCGCCGCCGCTGCTCCAGCGCCCTTCAGCGACAGATACTCCCGCCCATTGCGCACCAGCAGCACCGCCATCTCGTCGGCGATGTCCTTCGTCCTGGTGCCCTTCAGGATCCCCGTCTGAACGCGCCGGTCGATCTCCCGCTGGTTGCTGCGGATGAACAGCGACAGCGGGCTGTCGTCGCTGGCGCCGAACAGCTCGCCCAGCCGGCGGCCGTTGACCTTCGTGCGAAGGACTGCCTGCACCGAATCAGCCGGAGCGACCTGCCTGAGCCCGTCCGGCGCCTGGACGGCCCCAACCTGCGGAGCGGGAGCTGCCTTCACCATCGCAGCAGCCTCCTGCTGGACATCCGGCGCCATGGCGCCCAGCTCGTCCAGCAGGGCGTCGCGGAACTGGTCGTTCAGCGGGCCCAGGGCCTCGATCACCTGAGGCTGGAGCCGCTTCCACTCCAGGCCCCTCAGCAGACCGTCATCCGGCAGGCCGGCCTCCACGATCTGCCGAACCCGTGCCATCACCCGGAGCAGCACCGGATCCAGCCGTTTCAGCACCGCTGCCTCACGGTTCGCCATGGCGAACGCCTGGCGAATGAACAGGCGGAGCTGTGCCTCGGTCACGCCTACCCTGAACCTGAGAGCCTCACGGTAGATGCCTACTCAGATCATCACGACGCGAATCGGGTCGGAAGTCTTCACGACCGAGATAGAAGTGCCGGAGGCTGTCGCCGAGCAAGTCGCTGAACATGCTCCCGAGCAAGTAACCGAGCAGGTTGCCCCGAAGCGTCGCCGCCGGACCCAGAAGGCCGACAGCTGACAGCCATGGGCCAGTGGATCGACGGTGCCTACGCTCACTAGGGCCCCCTTGATCCGTTCCATGACCACCGGCGAAGAAGTCCTGCAGAAGGCCGAAGCCGCCTTCGTGAAACTGCATCCCCTGGCCGCCCAGGGCAACGATGTGGCGCCGATCACTCGCGGCGAACTGCGCACCATCCTCGATGACCTGATCGGGCAGCTGGGCCAGGCCGCCGGGGCGCCTGACCTGCAGAAGGTGCGCGAGGACATGGCGGCCTTCGTCACCGGCATCGGCCAGGTGACTGATCGGGTGGCCAACCTGGAGAAGGCGGTGAGCGGCCTGCTCCAGGCCGGCGTGAAGGCGCCCGAGCCTGATCCTGCTGTCCAGCCTCCCGTGGATGTCTCCGGCGCTGACAGCCTGGTGGGGCTCACCCGCGAGCAGCTGCTCCAGCTGGCCAAGGACCACAACATCGACGCCAGCGCAGCCGATGGCCAGCCTGATGAGGTGCTGGCGAACCTGATCGCCGCGACGCTGAACATGGTGAGCGGCACCGGCGATGCCACGTGAGCCTCGCTGGCTGACCCGGGTGCTGATCGCCACGGTCTGCACCATCACCCTGCTCTCGGTCAGCTGGTCCGCCAGCTGCACCGGGGCAGGCTTCCTGGGCCTCAGCTACGCCTCCAGCGAGGACTGCAAGGACCACGACAACCGAGCCCTTCAGGCTCTGTTCAGCCTGCTGGCCACGCTGGTCAGCCTCCGCTCCAATCCGCCGTCAAACGGTGACTGAACCCGAGCCCCTGATCCACAAAGAGCATGCGCCGCTGGCGGCGGCCCTGCTCACGGCCCTAGGCGGCATCCTGACCTGGATGATCACCGCCGGTCTGCAGCTAGACGGCCGCCTCGATCGTCTGGAACAGGCCGCCAGGGTGCTGATCAGCCCAGACGGAGCCATCGTCCCAGCGCCCGAATCAGTGCAGGCGAAGTTTCACGCCGAGGCCCTGGAGCGTGAGGTTGTCGCCTTGCGACAGCGGCTGGAACTGCTCGAACGAGAGCTGCTTGAGAGGCGCCTGTAGCCGCAGGTCACGGCCCACCGTCAGCGCTGCTCGTCACCTTGATGAGCTGCTGAACCCACGGGCCATCGAACGCCACGATTGACGCACGCTCGACGACCTCAGACGCAAGTCCGACCGTTGTCAGGTCGATGACGACTACCAGCCCCCTCGCCTGAACCGAGTAGGCCCAGGCCCGAACGTCCGCATAGGCCACGTGTATGTCAGCTGCTGGGCAGAGCTTGATGTGCTTCGGCAGCGTGATGAGGCTGGCCCTCGGGATCGAGAAAAAGAGGGGGGTTGCCATCAGGCGGCGTCGAACTGAACGCGAAGAGTGCCGACGCCGCCGAACAGCTTGACCCTGTACTGGGTGTTAGGCGCCTGGCCTGGAGCAATCGCGGAATCCAGCTCCTTCAGGATGTCCTCGACGGTGGTGGTCCAGGTGGCGCCGCCGTCGGTGGATTGCTGGAAGGCCACGTAGGCCTCCTGGGTGGGCGTGAAGGCGTAGCTGATGGAGGTGCCGGCTCCGATGTCGAACACCTCGCTGTAGCCAGCGTGGGTCATCAGCTGGTCGACAGCCATGGCGTAAAGGGCAGAGCTGAGTAAGAGTCTAGGAAGACCAAGGAGCACCGCCTCAGCCCGCATGCACGAGTCAGTTCTGCTGCTCCTCCTCGCCCTCGTCATCGTCATCTGGCTCATCGTCCTGATCCTCTTCCTCGCCGGAGGGGCCTGACTCGCCTGCTGGCTGCCCCTGTTGGCTGTTGAGCAGCTCGGACTGCAGAGCCATGGACTTTGCCTGGTCCTGCTCCGTCAGCTCGATCTCAGCGTCGATGTCGATGTCAGGCAGCACCTCGCCCTGCTTCAGCATCCGCAGCAAGGTTTCGTGGGAAATGGCGCCGTTCTGCCAGAGAGCCTGGTACTGCGTGATTTGGCCCGCATCGAGTGCCTGGAGATCGAAGTCCCGATCCAGGGTCACCCGTGGCGCCTCCTTGCCGGCAAACTCAGCCGCAAAGTCCAGGGCCTTCTGCAGGGCGTCCTGGACATCCTTGCTGACGATGGACAACAGGGAATCACTGTCGGTCCGGCTCAGGCGCTTGGACTCCGCCGTCTCGGCGCCCATCTTCTGGGCGAACAGGGTGCTGATGCCAAGGCTCTCGATCTGCCGCTCCAGCTCGGTGATCCGGGCCTGCTGGGCGTCGAAGGCCGCGATGGTCGGCTCGACGTAGCTGGCATCGCCCTCCGGCGGCAACAGGATCGCCGTGTTGGCGCTCAGGCCGATCTTCCCGCTCTGGTCATCGAAGCCCTTGAGCACCAGCACCGGCAGGGCCGCGACGTGGAGGGCGTGCGTGAGATCCGCCGTGCGCTGGGCGTGAGCGATGTTCAAGTGCGCCACCTCCAGCAGCGGCGGCCGAGACTGCAGATCGTTGATCCGGTTGCTGTAAGCCGTTGCCAGCGGGATGCGCGACAGGCTGGTGGTGCCTTCGGCGTGGAGTGACCACCGGCGGGCGTTGTCGCTGTCGCCCACCAGGCGGAAGACGCGCCAGCGGCCGGGCTCCAGCACGCGGATCTGACGGATCTGCTCCTCGCCGAACTCGCCCTTCGGCTCGACAACCCACTCGTCGATCCGCACCTGGGCCAGGCTGCTGTTCGGCGCCGTGGAGTCGGCGCGCCAGCCGAGGATCTGCTGGATGTCAACGTGGCTGAGGTAAGGCACCAGCCCCAGCTCACGCTCAACCTGGAGGGTCGGGGCCGGCTCCTGGCTGGGATAATCCACCAGGATGCTGGAGTGGCCGTAGAGGATGGCGCGGATCGCCAGACGGCGAGCGAAGGCGTCCAGATCGCAGCCACGGCCGTCTACGTCACCGGCCCACTCCTCCCAGAACGGATCCACGTCGCCAGAGCCGTCCTCAGATGGCGGCTCCAGCTGGATCGGCTTGCGCAGGATCAGGGCAGCGGCCTGCTCGGCAATCCGCACGAGGAACGGCGCCATGGTGGCGTGGTAGATCCGGCGGCGCCAGGCCTTCTCGTCCTCCTCCGGCTCCTGTGGCAGGTAGATCGGTGCCTGCCGACGGAAGAACTGAGTGCCAAGGACGCAGACGTCAATCTGGGCCCAGGCTTCGGACATCTCCATGACCGGGCCGGAGATGAAGGAAGGGTCATCGCCGACGGTGGGGCCCTGCTCGTAGGGCTCCGGCGCACCGGTGTAGCTGGTGTGGGCCAGCCCGGAGGGGTAGGCGCCATCCACGGGGAAGCCTGAGCCCGGTTGTGCCACTATCTCGCCGCCGCAGTCCTGAGGTTGAGTCTAGGGATCAAGGGCTGTGCTACCAAACGCGAACCGAGCGGCTGCTGCCGGTCTGCCAGGGCTTGACCTGATTGAAGGCGCCGAGGATCAAGTAGCCCAGGCCATCGGTCCAGTGCTCGATGCCGGCGGTCTTGTCGATCACGTAGTCCTCTGAGCCTTCCTTGTAGGTGACGTTCCTGAGGGCCTTGATGGTGTGCTTACACCGGGGGTGGACGAGGAGGCGGATGGTGCCGTCAGCGGTGCGGATGAGCCAGTTGCTGGCATTGATCTTGTCCTTGACGGCCCAGGGGTGCTTTGGGGTGATGCAGGAGAAGCCGTAGCGGCGGATGATGCCATGGTCAGTCTCGCCAGCGGCGCTGGTCTTGCGGGCTGATCCGGTGGGATCTGGGTAAGCGACGATCTCGCGGCCCTTGAACCGCTCGCGAAGCATGGCGCACACCTCGTCGGTGTTCGACTGCCGAAGGCTGATCTCATCCCAGATGTGAAGGGTGTCGCCGACACGGGATCCGAGAACGCCAGCCATGACGCTGACGTTGAAGTCGGTGCCCCAGAGGATCGGGCCGCCGGTGTCCTGGGCGTCGGCGGTGATGTTGTCATCGCTGAAATCAGGGAACACCCTGCCCGTCAACGTCTCGAAGCTGGCGAGGTACTCCTGGCGGAAAGTGCGCTCGTCGAGGGTGCGCTTGGCCGCGGCGACCTCGTCAGGCGGGACGTTGCCACCCTCGACGGTGGTAAAGCTGAAGGTGGTCCAGTCGGGCTGGTCCTGGGCCTGCTCCCAGAGGTCGTGGAACCAGTTGAGGCCAGCAGGGGTGGTGATGAACCATGCAGGGCCGCCCTGATCGGAGAGGGCAGGGCGTAGGACCATTTCCCAGGCGCTCTGCTTCACGTAGGCGGCCTCGTCCACGACCAGTGCTGAGAGGCTGACGCCGCGGAGGCTGTCCTCGTTCTCAGCGCCACGAAGGGCGATCAGGCTGCCATTGACGAGCTCAATGCTGAGGTCAGACTCGTTGCGTTTGACCACCAGCTCTGGTGGCGTCATGTTCTTGAGCTCCCGCCAGGCGATCTGCTTTGCCATGCGGTAGTTGGCGGTCACGTACCAGCAAAGGCTGCCAGGCTTTTCAAGTGCCCAGCAGATCAGACGAGTAATGCAGAGGTAGGTTTTGCCAAAGCGACGACCTGAACAGAGGAGCTTGAAACGCTGATCCGCATCCCAGACCTTGCGCTGCGGTGTGGTGAGCTTGGAGCTGAGGTCGCTGACATAGGAATCGTAATCAGCAGTGCCAAAGGCGCTACTAGCGTCGATGTCATCAAGGCATGATCCAGGCGGGATAGCGGCAAGGATGCTCATTGGAACAGATGGGCAATCCTGGCTGCAGTGTTGATGCAGCCCAAGGCGACGTGCGGCTGGTTGCTCTTGCGAGCTTCCTTCTGCAGGCTCGCCAGCTGGCTTAGCAGCTCTGCAGTGTAGGTGCGACGGTCGATGTCCCAGTCTGCCTTCAGAACTTCGCGTGCAGCGGCGATGTAGGAATCAGCAGTCCTAACTGAGACACCCCATTCGGCTGCCGCGTATTGCAAGACCTCTGAGCGGACAGCGCCATTGCTCAGGAGCCTTGCCACACGGTTGGTGCGGTAGTCCTTTTCAGCAGCAGTGGACTTGCGCCCAGCCATCAGAACAGCTCCTCTTGCTCCTGAGTGAAGTGTGCGTCTGAGGGGTGACAGACGGCGGTGTTGCCAGTGAAGTCTTCCCAGCGTTTGACGATGACGTCGCAGTAGGCGGGGTCGAGTTCCATGAGGCGAGCGTGACGATGCTGACGTTCACAGGCGATGAGCGTAGTCCCAGTGCCGCCAAATGGTTCCAGCACAATTGCGTTTGGCTTTGAATGAATTGGGATAAGAGTTTCGGGAATAAATACGGGAAAAGCGCCTGGATGTTTGTCTAAAACTTTCGACTCGCCAGAATCAGCAGAGTCTATGACGCCAAAATGCGAGCCATTGCATCGCTCATTGAACGAAGGTTTTGGCGACGCAAAAGTGTAGATGTGCTCCCAGTCTGCAGCTGCGCGATTGGAGTTGCAGGTCCAAGGCGCAGAGACTTTGGCGTGCGGCTTTTTCCAAATGCGTTGCGACCAAAGCACCCAACCAGAAGCGCGAAATGCGTCAAAGTAATTGCCGCCCATTAAATACTGGCACGGCCCATCAGTTCCGACGATTTCGGACCCAGGCACAATGTCCGCGAAATTGATGACAGCATAATCTTTGGTGTAAGCAGCAATCAACGGGATAACATCTTTAATCAGCTGAAGAGTTTGGTTAAAACTGTCTTTGTATGACTTGTAGGAGAGATTTACACCGTAAGGCGGGCTTGTGATCGTGATGTCCGCCTTCTTGCCATCCATGAGGCGTTCGACGTGCTGCGGGTTGGTGCTGTCACCACAGAGCAGGCGGTGGTTGCCAAGGATCCAAAGGTCGCCTGGTTTGGTGATGGGGTCTTCTGGGGCTTCGGGGACCTCATCGGGGTCGGTGTTGCCTTCTTCGGGTGGGAGTTCGGTAGCGGCGAGGAGTTCGTTGAGGTCTTCGTCGTCGAACCAGGGGGAGATGTCGTGTTCTTCGGAGAGACGGCGAAGCATCTCCTGATCCCACTCGGAGAGGTCGCTGGTGCGGTTGTCTGCGAGTGCGAGGCCGATCTTCTGGTCTTCGGTCAGCCCCGTGCGACGGACAGCAATGACTTCGTTGCCGTCAGTTTCGATGATGCGGACGTTCTTGATGCCAGCAGCTTTAGCGCCTTCGATGGTGCCGTTGCCCGCGAGGATGCGGTTGTCTTCGTCGATGACGATGCTGCGGGCTGCGCCATAGCGACCAATTGACTCTTTGATGAGGGACGCAGAGCGGTCAGTGCGCCTACGAGCGTTCTTGTGATCAGGGAGGAGGTTATTGATTGAGGTCACGGACCCAATCTGTTGTGACTGCAGGATAATGGTATGGGGTCTAAGGGAGGTTTGCGGGTGGCTCTTCCCACAGACCTGTGTAGAGACCGTGCATGGTGTGGTCTTTGCTGTGGCGGCCAGCGAGGTGGTAGAGGGCGTCTAGGACGAGGACGCGGTTATGCATGGCGTGCCAGTCTTCAGCGCCTGGCTTGCGGGCTTCAGTGCGTAGGCATTTCACCTGTTGTTCGGGTGTGAGCTTGGTCATAGGGGGGTGATGGTGATGAGAGCGCCCTGGGGCTCGTCAGGGAGGCAGTAACGCTTCGAGGCGGAGACGGTGACCACCTGGCGATCGTCGTCGAACACGACGCCTGTGAGGGCATCAAAGGTGGAACGAAGCAGCTTGTCCAGATCGCCGGCCTTGGCGGAGACGAGGGCCTGCGGGGCTGAAGGTCGAAGGCCGCCGCGCTTGCCGAGGTGGGAGGCAGGGCGCTTGAAGCGGAAGAGGGCCTCGATGGCCATGGGGCCAGCGGTGCTCCAGTCGTGGGGGAGACAGGCGAGGGCTGCGTGCTTGCAGTCAACGCGCCAGGGGGCGACGGCCTTGGATGACTCGACGAGGATGCCGCGGCCGACGTGACGTTTCGAGCCCTGCGCCGCTGGCAGACCGAAGACGACGAAGGTGAGCCGATTAGGCACGGGCGATCTTCGCGTCAAGGGCCAGGACGACGGCAGCGAAGGCCTCTTCGACCTGCGCACGGGGAAGGCCAGGGATGGTGCGTGCGAGGGCCTCTACGGCGCTTGTGCGTGCCTCTGGAGTGAGGGTGAGGGGATTAGGCCGTTTGGTGATGACAACGGGCGCGGAAGGCCGCACAGGTGGCTTTGGCGGCGTCATGGGCTCACCAGAGGCGGAAGAGTTGCTGGTGATGCGGTGACGGCAGAGCTGGGAGATGGAGCAGCCGTGGGCCAGGGCCGCGGTGTGGACCTCCATGGCTTCGCCAGGGGAGAGGTTGACAGTGATGCGAGAGACGGGCATGGGTTCAGGCGTCGAGGGAACGGTTGAGACTGCGGATGTGCTGGCGCAGATCCGTGCTGAGGACAGCGGGCATGTCATCGGGGGAGCGTGGGCACTCGCCGAGGACGGTGAGGGTGATGTGGCTGGCGCAGTCTGGGCAGACCATGGTGCGACGAACAGGGAAGGGCAGATGGACGGGCACCTCGAGCAGAAGCTGCTCAGCGCAGGTGGGGCAGACGAAGGTGGCGCCGAAGCAGCCGCAGGGGCAGAGGAAGG